CAGACGGAGAAGGAGGCGGCCGACTACTGGCGTGCTGCTGACAAGATCATGAACGATTACGCAGCCGAGCTAATCCCGTTCGTGGCCGACGGCATGAAGACGATGATGCAACAGTTGACAGGCCAGAAGGCTGGCGAGCTGGACGTGACGCGCATCAAGATCGATCAGCTGACAGCGCAGTACCTGACGGCATCGGCTAAGGTTCGCTCCGGCCTGTTGCGCGAGATATTCTATCTGGCGGTGCAAGCTGCCGAGGGCAACCCTTCCGAGTTCCAGTCGATCTTTGACACGATACAGGAACGCGTAGGAGCGCAGCAGCGCGAGCTGTTGACGATGGCTTACGGCACGGCTCGCGATGAGATCGGGCAGACCATCGAAGACAACCGTGGCGTTACCGAAGCGGAGCTGCAGACGGCACTACGTAGCAAGGTCGAGACACTAACCGTCTCCCGTGCTGCGACAATCGCACGGACTGTCACGCGCGCCTCGGCAACCGAGACGCAGAAGGACACGTGGAAGAAGATGAACGAAGGCAAGGAAGGCACCGAAGACGAGATCTTGCGGGTGTGGGTAACGCGTCGCGACGACAAGGTGCGCCCATCGCATCGTGAGATGGACGGCCTGTACGTGAACGTCACGGGCAAGTTCCCCGAACTCAAGGCCGACGCGAACGGCCAGATCAGCCGAACAGGCAAGACGTTAGACGGCCCCGCCGTAGGCACTGGCAGCCCGTCGTCTATCGTCAACTGCCGGTGCGTCATCCGTCCCGTTCGCAAGCGTAAAATCACATCAGGCTACCAACCTGCAGAGGCTGGACAATGAACGACATCAGATTTAAAGTCATCGGCACTGACCCCGAAGCGCGCACCTTTACGGCGATCGCTTCGACGTTCAACGTCGTGGACAGTTACAACGAACGCATGATGCCCGGTTGCTATGCCAAGTCGCTAGCTAAGCAGATGCCCGTTGGTGTCAAGGCTCACGACTGGACGCTTCCTGTCTTCCGCACCGAAGCCAAGGAAGTCCTGCCCGGCGACCCGGAACTCGACGATCCTAACATTGACGAGGTAACGCGCGATAACGGCGGCCTGTGGTTCCGCGGCACGATGTTTGACACGAAGGACGCAGACGAGACGTACACCCTCATAAAGCAGGGCGGCTTCCGCGAGTTCAGCGTGGGATACACAACCATCGTCGACGGCTTCGGCGAAGACGGCACGAAAGAGATCTACGAAGTCGACCTGCACGAGATCAGCCCCGTGCTGGTCGGCGCAAACCCGAATACGCAAGTGATAGCATTAAAGCGACGCGGCGACTATGACGACCACGTGGTCGGCCTCGGGAACGAGGTGACCTGGCTTGTGGAGCGTACAAAGCAGCGTCTTGATATGCGCATGAAAGAGGGGCGAATCTTATCGTCCCGCAATGTGGCTCTGCTCGAGACCTTGGCGGGAATCTTGAAAGAGGCACACGGCGAAATCAAGCGGCTTCTTGCCGCGTCAACACCGCAGCCCAAAGAAGAGACCGAGGCGAAGCCCGGTCGAAATCGGAAGGCCCTGCGGCAACTCATCAACAGTCAACTCAAGGACCACACCCTATGAATCTCGAAGAGATCATTGCGGCGCTGCAGGCCTTGCTTGAGAACCCCAACGCCACCATCGAAGAGATGGCCGCTGCGGTAGCTCAGGCAGTCGAGGCCTTGACAGCGTTGACGGAATCCCCTGACGTCGAGGACAGCCCCGAAGTGGCACCCGCCGTCGAAGCGCAGGCGCTGACGCTTGCGTCCCTCATCAACAAGGCGACGGCCCGCATCGAAAAGAAGAAGGCCACAGCCGCAGTCATCAAGTCGGCCATCAACACACCGACGGGAGCACAGCCCATGACAACGAAGACATCAGCCCCGACGATCACGTCGAAGGGCCAGAAGAGCCGCGTCTACAAGGACAGCGCCGAAGCCTACAAGGTCGGGCAGTTCCTGCAAGCCCAGATGGGCAGTGCCGACGCTAAGAAGTGGTGCGACGATCACGGCGTATCGTTCAAGACGCTGACGTCTGCTAACAACACGTCGGGCGGCATCCTCGTACCGGAGGAGATGGAATCGGCAATCTGGAACCTGAAGGAGGAATATGGCGTCTTCCGCGGTGGAGCCAACGTCGTCGGCATGGGTTCCGATTCACGCCATATTCTCAAGGAAGTATCAGGCAACGACACATACTTCGTTGGAGAAGGCGTCGCACCTACGGCATCTGATCTGGCATGGACAAACCTTACGCTCTCAGCTAAGACACTGGCAGTACTGACCAAGTACAGCAAGCAGCTCGGCGAAGACGCAACGGTTTCCATCGCCGACGAGATCACGAACTGGGCAGCCTACAAGCTCGCACAGCGCGAAGACGAATGCGGTTTTGTTGGTGACGGCACGTCGACGTACGGCGGCATCATCGGTGCCACGTACAAGTACCGCAAGCTCCTCGAAGACGGTGGCGGCACATGGGCTACCGACGCCGACAAGGCAAAGCTTGGTTCTGCTGTCGTAGCTTCGGGCACGACGTGGTCGGCCATCACGCTCGCCGACATCATCGCAATGATCGGCAAGGTCGCCAACTACCCTGGCACCAACAACGCTTTCCACTGCACGCCGCAATTCTACTGGAACGTCGTGTATAATCTGGCCATCGCCAAGAACGGCACCACGGGTACAGAAGTTGTCAACGGCGTTCCGCAGCAGACGCTCATGGGCTACCCCGTTGTGCTCAACAACGTAATGGCGAAGGCTACGGCCATCAACCAGGTTCCGCTGCTGTTCGGTGACGTATCGGCCTCGTCGTACTTCGGCGACCGTCGCGGCATCACGATCGAAACGTCAGAGCACGCCGACTTCGCTGCACGCCTCGTTTCGGTGCTGGTGACGGAGCGCTTCGACATCATCAACCACGACTTCGGCAACTACAACGCCACTGCATCACTGCAGAAGGCTGGTGCTATGGTCGGTCTCATCACCCAAAACGACTAAGGAGTAACGACTAATGCAACCACTGCAAACCGCTAAGACGCACGTCTTCGTCGCTCCGGGCGCTGTCGTTGACAACGCAACGTACACGTCGACCGTCTGCGACACTGCCGGCGCTGACTACCTCGAAGTCAACGTCCAGCTCGGCACGACCGATATCGCCCTTGCTACGCTGAAGCTTCAGGAGTCCGACGCCATCACGAACAGCACGACGCTGGACGGTGGCGCCGACATCACCGGCTACGTCTTCGGCACGTCGACCGACCCCGACACGCACACAACTTCGACCCTGCCGTCGGCAACGGACGATAACAAGGTATTCCAGTTCCGCGTGCCGCTGCAAGGCCGCAAGCGCTACATCAACCTGATCGCCGTCGCCGGCAACGGCACGACGGGCACGTACCTCGCAGCCCACGGTAAGCTCGGCAAGCTCGAGCAAGACCCCGTGAAGGCTACGGACGCAGGCCTCGGAGCATGGCTGTAATAGCTCACTACGGGCTTCACGCAGGCCCGTGGTAAGCTTTTACGGAGGTTAGCTATGGTGAGCACAAGGTGCAAGGCTCTGGGGCCTCTACAGACAATCAGCGCATCGGTCGCCGTGACGGTGACGTGGCCGGATCTGACGGACTTCCTGCTGGTGCATCCCGTCGGGCATGACCTGTCGGTGACATACGACGGCACGACACCGACGACGACAATCGGCTTCATTATCAAGAAGGATCAAACGAACGAAGTTTACGTCGGCCCTGAAATGCTCATGAAGATGACAGCCAAGTCGGGCGACCCTGTCATCAACATCCAACCCTTCCGCAAACTTGCAGACGTAAACACGTAATGTATAGCCCCCGACTATCCAATGCTGGCGCTTCGGTACAGCTCGACGTTGTGCGCAACGTGCCGTGGGCGTACACGTTCACGATCAAAGAAGCGGGCGCCGTTGTCAACATCAGCGGCCGCACGTACGCTGCACAGATCCGCACGGCAGGCGACGTGCTCGCGGCGACGGCGACGTGCACGATCACGGACGCGGCGAACGGAAAGTTCAGCGTGTCGTTTTCGGCGGCCTCGACGGCGGCCCTGACGGCAGGTGCCAA